GTGCCGAGGACGTACACGTCGTAGTGTATCACCCGCGCCTCGTCCGCCTTCAGCGCCAGGCTGAGCGTGTAGGTGTCGCTCAGGCCCGTCATGTACGGCGGCAGCACCTCCTCGCTGACCTTGCGGCCCACGTAGAACGGCGCCAGCTTGGTCATCAGGCGCTGCTCGTGCTGCATGGCGTCCATGATGTTGATGCTCGATGGACCGAAGTGCATGACGTAGTCGCCGGACTCCATGCGGTACCAGGCCTTGTTCTCGAGGATGTCGCTGGTGAACGGCTCGCCGATCGCGGTCAGGAGTGCGCGTGGCTGTGCTGCGGCCGTCATGGTGAGCGCGAGGGCCAGCGCTGTGGTTGTGGTTCTCATTGGTTCAGAATGGGTTGGCGTCCGTGGTGACCGGGACGTCTTCGGTCTTTGTTGTTTTGAAGATCACGTAGCGACCTGTGTTGTCCTGGCCATGCTCGACCTCATACTTGTGGTGGGCGCCATAGACGTCGAGCCACTTCTTCCAGCGCTTGTCGGTCAGAGTCTTCTTCCCACGTGGGCCATAGTCCTTGTACTCTTCGGTGAACTCTTCCATCTTGCGCCCCTTGTAGATGCGCGTGTTCACCGGCAGCTTCTCTTCGCTGGCCCACTCATAGAAGTCCGCGTCGGTCTTGCCTGCCAGCTTCCTGTTGTGCAGGTTCTTCCACTTGGCCGTGGTGAGGCCTTCTTTCAGGTAGAGCTGGATGCATCCCACGATGAAGGCATCGAACTTCCCCCACTCTTCGTCATCCCAGTCGTGGAAGAGCTGATGGCCGAACTCTTCTGCCGGGGTGTGATGCACGCCGAAGTAGTCCGACATCTCCACCTCCCACCGCCGGCGTTCATGTGAGCCACCATCTCCCTGGATGGTATAGTTCGTGGTGATGACGATCTTCGGCGACTTCCACACCGGGATCTTCACGGCATCCTTGTTTTTCTTCTCCAAGGTGATGCCCTCGGTGATGATGCTGAACAGGCGCTCGAACGCGAAGTAGCGCTGCACATCATCGAACACGAGTACCTGCGTGTCGGCACCCACGGTCTGGTAGGGGAATCCCTTGTCGAAGCTGAAAGTCTTGCCGTCAAGCTCCACCACGCGCTTGATGCTGCGGAGTGCCTGCATCATGATGCCTTTGCCGCTGCCACCGTTGGGGTTCTCATCGATGGTGCTGTCGTTGTAGATCACCGCCCTGTTATTGCTCAAGTCTTTGAAGCCGTGCAGGAGGTAGCCCAGCGTGGTGCAGTGAGCGCGGAAGCGTGAGTTGCTGGTGTCTTCGCCGGGCCCTGCCACGAAGTTCACGAACTCGCTGAACTCACCATCCGGCGAGGCTCCTTCCACGTAGTCCCGATCTATCACCTGATCGGCCCAGATGTAGCCGCCTAGGTTGGCATAGTCGATCACCTCGACCTTGTCCTTGTACACCCGGACGCAGTTGTTGCGGTAGTACAGGTTGCAGAACAGCCGGCTATCCTCTGCGAAGGATAGGCTGATGGGTTCCAGCATGCTCAGGTATTCGGCATTGAACAGCTTGGTGGTGCCGGCAAGCTTATCATAGACGGACATGTCGCCCACCTCCTTTTTGATGTATTGGAGGGTGAAGTCTTTGATGACCTTCTCGCTGGTGTTGTAGACCAGGTTGCTCACCACCTTGACGAAGATGAAGTTGGTGGATCCTTCGGGGTACAGCTTGCGAAAGCCGTTGTCGTCAAGGAAGGCTTGGAAGCGGTGGTCATGGATGATGACCTGTCCCTTGTTGGTCTTGGACCAGAATTGTGACCCGTCCACCTTGCCGATGATCTTGGTGATCACCGCCTCGCGCTCCTGCTTGTCCGGAATTTGGGTCGCCAGTTCCTGACTGATCTTGGCAGGAGCGTCACCGAAAAGCGCGCGGCCTTTGATGTACTCAATGGTGGACCTGTCTTCAAACGCCTTGGTGCCGTGCTCATCGGTGTGCTTGTAGGCATTGGTCACCAGCTGCCGGAGGTCGTCATGGTTGCAGTGGTTGCCCAACGTGCCGATGAGGTACTGCTCCGCTCGCAGGCGGCTGACGCCAAAGCGGTTGAATGCACGCAGCAGGATGTAGCTGTTGTTGTTGAGCTGACCTTCCACCAGCGGATACTTGCGCTGGTGCCATTTGAGCAGCTTCTCGATGATCACCTCCTCGTTGGAGATGCGCACGTCGGGCATCTCGTAGACCACGTCATAGTGCCGGTCCTCGACGATTACCTCGAAGGTGGCGCTGTCCTGGTTGTAGTAGATGTCCGGGTCGAACGACTCGTAGCAGACGCGGGACAGATTGTAGTTCTTCGGGTCGAACTCATCGATGCCGAAGTGCTCCATCAGCGCATCGAAGCTGCCCTTGTGCGTCTTTGGGTCGGGCGGTATGCGCACCACGGCCTTCAGGCCATCGCCGGAGGGACTGGTAAAAAGCACATGGACATAGGGATCAGCCTTGAGGCGGTCCTTGACCCCTTGCAGGTCGGGCAGGTGGTCGAAGTCCACACCCACCAGGCCGCTGTGCTTGATCAGGAGGTTGTCTTGGCGCTTCTTGAACGTGCCGGACCAGCAGATGGACAGCAGCCCCCTCTTCAGCTGGTTGCGCTTGGACTTGTCCGCTTCAGCTCGGATGCGCTCAACCAGCTCGGCGTTGGCACCCCGCTTTATGCGTTCCACCACCCATGGCACCGTGCGGGTGTGGGCTTGATCGACCTCTTTGATGTTGCGATAGACGCTGAACTCTTCCATGGTGGCCGTGTTAGGCATCCCGCTTTTCGGAAGTGGGATGCAAGTGGGATGGGTTAACTTCCTGATTTTCACCGGCCATCCCACTATCCCACTTCGGAGCGGATTTTTTGGCCGTTTTGTTTTTTCCCTCAAAAGTGCCCTTTTCTGTATATATAGAAGATAGGGAAGCGGAAGTGGGATTGAGGTTGCAAGTGGGATGGGCGGGTCTCAGGGAGGCGTGCTCCAGGTGGTAGGCCTGCCATGCGGTGATGAAGCTACCATCGGAGATGATCCGCCTCCCACGCTCATCTTCCCCATCCACGGCCGGGACATTCTTCCCTTGCATGAACGCGCGCAGGATGTCCGCAAATGGCCTTTCGTGGTCAATGTGCGCCATGGGTCCAACCGGACGTCCGCAGAACCCACATGGGTTGCCGGCCGTCACGCTCTTTCGGAAGGAGGCGATCTGCTCTTCCACGGCAATGCGCATCGCGGAGGTGAATAGCAGGGCCTGGCTGTGATCTCTGCCCTTCTCGCATTTGCGCCACGAGATGTCCATGGTGGTGCCATCCACGCGCTCAATGAACAGCTCAGGGTAGGTGTTGCCCATGCGCGTGGTCTTTAGGACGGTGAATGCTTTGATGCCTGGACCGATTTTGGCCGGCGCCATGGGATGTCGCTGCATCATCTGGTGCAGGTACTCATACCATGGGCTGTCTGTGGTGATGCGGACGCGGCTTGTGGCACCCAGCATCTCGAACAGCTTATCCCTCATGATGGCAAAAAGAACGCCCCGCAGGTACTGACACCCGGTGCAGCGGGTGCGTTCCCTTTGGGGCGGTATGGGGTGGCGAAGGTCATCACGGTCTGCACTCCGTGTGGATGGGTCAAATATACATCAGGCCCGGTTCTGGCGGCGCAACTTTTTGAGGACGGCGTTCTGCTCCGGCGTCCACTTGGAGACGGTGACCACGTTGGGGCGCTTGGGCTTGGTCTCGGGTCGCGGCGTGGAGCGGTACAGCTCCTTGCGGATCAGGTAGTCTCTGCCGCTGCCGCCCGTGGCGGTCTTGCGCTCGGCCATCGCCTGTATGCACCACGTGCGCACCAGCTCGGCCTCCACCAGCAGCGCCTGCCTCTTCTCTGGCGGGCCGTCATAGGTGTCGATGAAGCGGACAAGACGCCGCCAGTATTCGACCACCACCATTGTGTTGCTCCAGGTCTTCATTGTTCACGGGCTTTGAGCATGGCGTCGGCATAGGCGTAGGCTATGGTCGCGGCGGACTCAGGAGGTGGTGTACGCTCAAGCGTATCGTTTGCATACATCGCCAGCCAGCCCTGCAATGCCTTGGCGGCGAAGTAGTCCCGCAGGGTCATGCCGTAGCTCCAGTCATGTTGCCTCGGGAATGCCGGTCCACCGTTGTTCTTCGTGTTGCTCATTGGTTTTGACGTGTTGCGTAAATGGTTGTCGTTCCGGGTGTGTAGGTGGCAGGCTCGATCAGGACGCCATCGGGCCGGACCACGTGGGCGCCGGTCTTGTGCGCCGCCTGTGCCATCTGCTCGATGGTCTTCAGCTCTGCGGTCAGCTCGGCGTGGGCGGCGACGCCCTTATAGGACCACCTGCCTGCGGCATTCTTGGTGGTCAGCTTGAGGCCGTGGGCGCTATAGCCCTCGGTGCCGTACTTGGCCACCTCGTCCACCGCCACCTCCTTGACCGCGGCGAGGCACTCTTCGATGGCCTCGCGCAGGTTGTAGAGGTAGGCGTAGGTCTCGGCCGGATCGGCCTCACCATTTTGGACGGCTATGGCCATCGTCCTTATACTGTTGGCGAGCGACATGGGACTTGAGGATGTAGATGATGTGTTCGTTCATCGATCGGTTCTGGCGCTTGGCCTCAATCTTGAAGGCCTCGCGCATCTGCTTGTTGGGGAAGCGCAGGATGTACTTCGGTCGTTGGTCCATTGATGAGGTTGTTGAGGACGTGCTGGGCCACCATCGCATTCCAGGAGGAGTGCGCGCCGATGTGCCAGCGCATAGGTGTGTGTGCGTCGAAGGAGTTGGACTGCCGGTCGTAGACCGTGATGGCCATGCCATCGTGCTCGAGCGTCCATTCCATCTGGCCGCCGTCGCAGGAGGGGGCGTCGAAGGTGGGTTCGCCGAACAGCTCGGTGAGGCGGGCTGCGGTGGTGATGATGTACTGGCCGTGCCAGGAGGTGCCGCTAGCGCTGAAGATGTCGTCGTGCTTGTGCATGTGGCGTGTTGTTGTTGGGTCAAATATATGGCACAGTGCCATATTTCCAAGCGAGGGCAAAAAAAATTTACCGATCCCGCTCCATGCGCTCGCGGACAAGCTGTGCCAGCTCGTGCTGGGAGCCTTCGGCGCGGGTGTCGGGGAGGCAGTCATCGATGAGCTGGTGGATCTTGGCCAGTGTGCGCACCGTCAGTTGCAGGCCCACCCTGTCGAGGCGGGCCTGCAAGCTGATCAGCTGTGTCTCGGTGATGGTCACGCGAAGGGGTTGTCCGTGTCGTGGACCTCGAAGTTGTCCACCGCGCTGCGCGTGTAGGCGATGTGCGTCATGACCTGAACCGCCTGGAGGTACAGCTTCACGCCGCTCTTCTTCCCCTTGGTCCACGGGAACAGGGTGACGTGGACGTTGCACACGCTGCCGTGGCCGATGTCATCGGTGAACGGCGCCTTCTTCGCATCCACCACGATGGGCGGCTTGACGTCCTTGCCCTCCTTGGACTTCACGGCGCGCTTGGCCGCGAAGAACTCGGCGCCGTCCTTGTCCTCCTTGGGCGTGCATCCGTGCGCCATGAGCAGCTCGCGGTCGTCGTCGCTGACGTACATGTTGATGGACCACTCGTCCGGGGCGCTGGCTTCGTAGGCCTTGCCCGGCTTGATCACCTTGGCGTATCGCACAGAGCAGTTCTTGATCGTCACTTCCTTTGCTTCCTTCATCGTACTACGTGTTGTTGTTGTGCCGCTGTTGAGGGTCGCGGCTGTCACCCGAGTATCGTGTTGACTTCGATGTTCTTGAGATCGCCCACCGTCACGGCGATGCGGTTGCCGTTGGTATCGATGATGACCACCTGCTTCTTCCAGACGGAAGATACGACTTTGTTGCGTGGCAACGTGGCGCGGCTGTTCTGCACATTGCGCACGCGTTCAACTACGGCATTGACGGTAGAGGTTGTAACGCTGCCGCCGACCCATTGGCTCAGTCCATTGGACGTATGAGAGACCAGGTTGTTTGCGGCGACGGCGCCGCGCAACGTTGAGCCGAAGCTATGCTTGCGCTGCATCTCATTCATGCTGAAGGTGTGCCTTGCGGCCATATCTTCAAGCACCATCTTGACCTTTTGATCGAACTTGCTTCCTCGCACTTTCATCGTATCGCGTGTTGAGAGTTGTGCCTGCTGTTGATGGCCGCAGGCTTCGCCGCTGTTATCCTTTGCCGTAGCCGTCGCCGTCGCCGCTGCCGGAGCCGTCGCCGTAGCCGTAGCCGTCGCCGGAGCCGTCGCCGTCGCCGTCGCCGTAGCCGGAGCCGTCGCCGTAGCCGTAGCCGTGGCCGTGGCCGCTGCCGTAGCCGTAGCCGTCGCCGTTGCCCCAGCCGTAGCCGGAGCCGTCGCCGGAGCCGTTATGGATGGTGTTGCTCATTTCTCCGTGGTGCTCAGGTCCACGTCCTCGCTCACAGGGATGACCTCAATGGCCTCGGTGAGCAGGATCTCAGGCACCGCCACGCTGATGCGGCTGTTGCCCCGGTCCACGCCCTTGGTGGCCACAGCGGAGAGGGTGAACGCCCCAGCCCACGACCACAGGCGACGGGCGTTGGTGAGCGTCACCTCCTTGCCGTTGCGCTCCTTGAGCGTGCCGATGTGTACCCCGGCGCTGTATGTGCGCACAATAACCTCGCCGCTGCTGGGAGTCTGTGCCGTGTAGGTCACTCCGTCGATGTTCACTTGCTTGCTCATGTTACTACGTGTTGTTTGTTGTTTGCCTGCCGTCAGTGGCCGCAGGCGTCGCCATGTCTTGTTGCGTGTTGCGCTTGAGCCTTGCTTCGAGCTCCTGCCACAGGAGTGTCTCGCAGAGATCACACATGGCACAGGCACCAGAGCAGGCCGAGCAGGCCGATGGAAGCCGCAATGTACCACGCGGTGCTGTTGACAGCCTCATCGGCAAGAGCTTTGAAGGGTCTCATCGGCCATCATTTGGGCCACCTGTGCCTCGAAGGCGACGGTGGCGAGGTTGCGGGCAGGGAGGAACTTGCTGATGACCTCCTCCATCGCCATGACCCACGGCAGGTCGGTATCCACCACGGCGGTGCTGCCGTTTGCAACGGACCTGATGCGCAGGTAGTGCTCCCGGCAGATGGGGGCGTCGGCGGCGAAGAAGGTGAAGAGATCGCTGATGCCGCGTGTGCGGCACCAGCGGTCTACGGTGGCGTAGCGTTGTGCGAGGGTCATGGCTCAGGCGATGTTAGCGAGAGCCAGGTTCATCGCCATCACCACTTCGCGGGCCTCCTCGGGCTTGAGGTACAGGCTCGTGGTGCCGTTCTTGTAGTGCATGTAGAGGTGGACGTAGATGTCGTCGAGACCACTGTACTTATCCACGCTGATGCGTGCGTCGCCGTCGGCCACGCGCACCAGCTTGTTTCCTCTCTTAATGCTGACCACCTCGACCTGGAGCACGTCGGCCCAGTCCTTGATGCGGGTATTGATGTCGGTGCCTGGAGGCAGGTCGGCGATGTTGCGCTCGGCCACCAGCTTGAGGGTGTCGGTCGAGAAGAGGCGGACGGTCGCGTCGGTGATGTGGGCGTAGGTCTTCATGGGGGCGTGTTGTGTTTAGATGTTAACGGCAGTGCGGAGGGCCAGTTCGGCGTTGGCCAGGAAGATGCGGCTCTGTCCGTCGGTGTA